CGTACTGGCATAGCGGCTCAAAGACGTGAGGCGGGATAGCGTCGAACGTCCAGAATGAAATCTTGATAATTGGAGAGCGCAGGTTTTCGTTGATGCTCTTCCAAGACTCCGTAATGAACTGGTTGTCTTCTGCGCTAGGGTCTTCCCCTGGGGGAAGATTTGTCAGTTTCTGCATGACCCGCTTAACGAGGTCGTCGGCGGTTTTAGTCACCGCTGCCTACCTCCAGCGGCTCGACGCTTTGGATGCGAGCGTCCAGCATCTTCTCTAGCTGGCCTTCTGAAACGGACTCGCGACCAGCAGTTCCTTCCAGATGATCTAGCAATTGAAGGCCGCCTAGCGCTTGATTGTAAGCGTCACGATGCTTTTCCACTTGCGCCTCCAGCGACTTTCTCATTTCGTTTAGCGTTTGGCCTGAAAACATCATCGGAAAGCCTGTATTCAAAATCACCTACGTGGCCGATCAGCGGGGAAACGTCTTGATCGACGAATATCTTCACGCCCTGCTTCCGCAACTTCATGCAGAAGTAGTAGTCCTCTCCTACCGTTCGTCCGATCTGAGGTATCCAAAGCACCTCGAACCACGGCAACTGTATCTTCTTCAGCGCTGAAAGCTTGATGAGCGCGACCGCGAGCCCTGTTCTGGACACTTCCTGAACGCCGGGACCAGCGATGAACTCGTTATCGAACCCGACCGCGACGCCAAGGCTACCGAACGCTTTCTTTGAGGCATTTGCGGCCACTACATCGTGGCCATGACTTGCGAGACGGTCAGCAATATCGGTTGGGAACGTCATGTCGTCATCGAGCAAAAGAGCGTGCGTGAAGTCGCCCTTCATTGCCCTTTGAAGAACTGAGTGCCTGCCGTTGCAAAGGTTGGAGCAGTTCTGCTCAACCAAGAGGTCGAACCGCTCCAACGCCTTGCCGCAGATACCGCGGCTCGCAATGTCGTTTACCAGTGCGGCCAGAGCTACCCCGAATTGAGGCTTCCAGTCTCGCGTTGAGCAAACGCATATTGCGAGCCGCATGCTTGTTATGACCTGTTGGTCGCGAACGAAGTACACATGATGTAGTAGTCGGTTCCAGCCGCCGTCTTGAAGCGGATGGAATGCGTCATGGTCTGCGTCGTGTGAGCGGCCAGAATTGCGCCGTTGGCCGCGTTCGGCAGTTCGAGAAGCCGGGCTGACGCTGCGGTCACACCCGAATCCGTGAACTTGAGAAGCGCGTCACCTAGCGCGGTACGGTTGCTGGCACCGCCGATGCCGAAGCGGGCACCGTCAACGCCATCATAGTACATCGCATAGGTGGAGTCCGTGCGACGAGGGAGTGTCATGTTTCAACCCCCTTACGCAGTCGTGTCCGCAGCGGACGCGAAGAAGCCCGTGAACACGCCCCACTGACGAAGGAAGTTCGTCGAAGGCGTCTTCTTGAACGTCTTTGCGATGCCGTAGCACATCTTCACGCCGACACCCTTGATGAACTGGTAGTCATCTTCCTTGCGGATTGTCGGGGTCGGCATGTGCGCCCATGCGACAGACGAAGCCGTCTGACCACAGAGGTAGAACGGAGCAACGCGCGTAGTTCCGCCAGCACCGCCGGTCAGGAGGTTGCCGTTGATCGACGAGTTCCAGACATCGTTGACAAAGAGATCGATCTGCGGGATTTCGCGCACGATCACGTTGTCATAGAGAATGTCACCTGTCTGGAAGAGCGGGTTGCCCTTCCCGCGTTCCATCGCGTTCTGATACTCGGACCCCAGAGAGTTGCGAATATCGCGGAACGTGAGCGAACCGCAGAAGCCGACGAAATACTCGTAGCCGTCCTTCGTCTTATAGGGACGAATGGCAGGCTGGGCGAGCTTCGCCATACGGGCCATGAGCGAAAGCGAGTTCTTGGTCGCACGGTCCGTCCCGGCCTCGATTTTCACAATCGAGTCAGAGAAGTCCCAATCGCTCTCCATGTGGGCCACATCGTTACCGAAGATGATGCGGTCCCGGTTGTGCGAGGTCCAGTTATCGAGCGCTGTCTGGTCCGCGGCGCTCCAGAGAACGCCGTTGACACGCTGGCCGCCACTTGCACCGCCGAGGTTGGCCGGAGCCGACTCGGACGGGATCGCCTGAAACGCCTGGATCATCTCATCGCGCTGGAGTTCCTTGCCCCAATCCGAGAGAAGCGGCTTGGCTTCGGCAAATACGTCTGCCGAGTCCTTCTGCTCTTCAGCGTCGTTGGTGGACACGGCATGACGCGCCCAATCAACCCAAGCACGCATGCCGTAGTTATCGATGGCTTCTTCATAGCCAACGAGGGTATCCACGGCACCCTTCGGGTTATTGCGAAGCTTGGTAACGAGCGGAATATTGATCTGCTCGCCACCCTTCTTGGCGTCATAGATGTTGCGGATGATGGAGTTCACGCCATCGCCGTAGTACGGCGAGAACATGTTTTCTCGAACGAACTCGCGGATAATGTCCTTACGGAACTGAATCAGCTTGTTGTTCGACTGGATGGTCGTAAGAGCCATGGGGGTCCGATCCTTTTTGCGGACCCGCGCTTAATCAGCGTCGCAGAGCTGCTCTCAGCAAGCCTGCGTCGGATTCATCTTCATCGGCATGTGCCGATGCTGCTGCCGTTGTCCGATTAAGCGAGGGAATGGTTGGGTTCGCTTGTGTCTGGACCGGCTTGGCTGTTGCCTTGGCCTTCTCGATTGCCTGCGCGAGAAACGCAGGGTCGCTGAGGGCCTTCTCCCGCTCTTCCTTCAGAAGATCATCAATGGATTTTCCAGCAAGGCGCTTGTTGGCTTCCTGCTGCTGGTACCATTTGACGAGTTCGAAAGCGGGCTGAGATGAATTGCGTATGACGTGGACGATAGGATCGTGCGGGTTCATCTGAACGTAGCGCGAGATTTCCTGTTCGGCCTTCCCATACAGTTCATCCCCGAACTTCACGCGGGCTAGCTGCTCACTGAACATGACAGCTTGTTCGCGTAACGCCTGTTGATGCTGGCTGACCTGATGGCGCTGATAGCCTTCAGGGTCCGAATACATATCAGGCGGAGGATTGTTGTTGTTCTGCATCTGACGCTGAAAATCGGCCAACTGCTGCTGGAACGCAGCGTTCTGGCGACGAATTTCCTCGGCTTCGCGTTGAGCCTGCTCGGCCCTCGCTTGCCACTCTCGTTTAGCGTCAGCTTCTTCCTTTAAACGCCACGCCGGGATTTCACCACGCTCTCGCTGCTCAGGCTGTGTAACCTGTGCTTGAACGGGCTGGTCCTGCGTTTGCGCTGGCGTTTGCTCGACTACAGGCTGGTCCTGCTGCTCGGAAGCAACAAAACGGCCCTTGTCGTCTCGCTTTCTGCCATCGGCGTCCTGATCCGACTTGGCCTCTGTCGTCGTTACTTCGACCTCTGCGGTCGCCGCAACATCATCCATGGGCTGGTCGGTCAGTGCAGATTCAAACAATTCTCGTTCGGTGTCTGGCGATGCCATTCCGGTTCCTCACTGTTTCGTCGTGATGTGACGTGATCGCCCGGTAACGCCCGGACGCGGCGGGATCGAACTGTCAGAGCCGTTCGTTGCTCTGCCCGTATCGTGGGCTTACGATTCTGCTGGTTCGGACTGCTTCATGGCGTCCGCCTTGGCCTTTGCAGCGTCGCGGTTAATCGCGATGCCTGCGCTTGCCTTCATCTGTTCAATCTCGATCTGAGCCGCCGCTTTCTGGCGCTCTAGCTCCATGTCTGCGAGCGCAATCATGCGCTTGATCTCGATTTCGTCCTGAGCCTTCTGGCGCGCAATGGACGCTTCGATCTGCGCTTTCTCTTGCGCCTGCTGGGCTTCAAGAACGGCCTTTTGCTGCGCAGCCTGAGCGTCCATCTGCATCTTGGCCTGCTCTAGCTGTAGCTTTGCTTCGGCAGCGGCTTGTGCTGGGTCGGGCTTCTGCGACTGCTGCTCGAAAGCGTCCAGAACTTCCTTCTTCACATCGCCAGGCAACTGCGAGAGCTTGACGAGAATCTGAGGTGGGATAGGCACACCATTCTGCCCAAGGCCCTGCATTAGAATATCAAGCGCGTCCTGTTGCGCATTGATGTTGTCCGGCCCTTCGTCGAGGATGATGTCAACGTCCAGCGAGCCAAGGCTATTGATTACTTCCGGCAAGCCATTCTCGCCACTCATTTGATTGACCGCGATGAACTGCGCCAGCCCGTCATTGTCGGTGACACGAATCCAACGTTCAGCCGTCCAATTCTGCCGAATGGCGTTCCACATGCGGCGATAAACGCGAAGCTTCCAATTACGAAGCGCGATAATGAACGGACCTAGCTCCGCAAGTCCGGCCTGCTGCAAAAGCTGAATGGCGCGGCCTGACTTGGCTTCCATGCCTTGCCCAATCAAAGCAGGGTTAGGCCCGAAGTTCTCAATCTCGGCAGAGGCGTCCTTGGCGAACTCCATCTGCCCCTGCATGTCCGCAATCTGGCGCTGATCGTCGAACTCGGGCTTCTCAAGATGCCACTCGATCACACCGTCAGGTCTGGCAGACTCCGCTCTTGTCTTCTCTACGCTCTCCAGTGAGCCCTTGCGGGCAATGATGCGGCGAGAGTTGAGACTATGCAGCGCCTTGGAGCGGCGATGGTTCTTCTCGTCCTGTGCAGACTTGAGGTTGCGAAAAAAGCCATAACGGTCGCCGTCATGGTCCACGCCGGACGAGAACATCTCGTACTTGTTGATCAATTTGCCCTTCTCGTCCTTGAAGGGGGAAACACCTTCCTTCAGGCTCAGGCTCGACGTGTAAAAGCTAAACAGCCACTTTCCTTTGTGGAGATACCAGTGCTCGACAAGAAAGACGCGCTTTTTGTCCACATCGATCCAACGTTTCTCCCGATCCTGCTGGGCAAAGCTATCCAGATCACCGCCGCCGCTAATAAGGCCGTCAAGTTCAGCAGCCTTGTCGGGGAACATCTCCTGCGCGACTTCAAGGTCAACCCACTTTGCAACGCCCATGTCGCGGGCGTCGCTGAAGTCGTGGCGATATGACCGTGAGTCATAAAAGAACGTATCCGGGTCGATCTCGTATATGCGAGGCTCGGGGTCGCCATGGTCGCCCGGTTCTAACTCGAATTCGACACCCGCCAGCCCGTTAATGCTGCACGATCTGGCACACTCGGACGATATTGCGGGCCAGAGCGCGGTATCCAAAGCATAGCGCAGCGTTGCGCTGGCAATGTCCGAGCCTTCCTGATGCTGAGGCGTGCGGGGATAAGCGCGTGGGTCCTGACGTAATCGCTCTACAAGCCCGACGATGCCATCGATCTTACGGCTAATGACGTTGTAGGTAACAACAGGCTGCTTGCGCTTCTTCAGCGCTGCTTTCTGCTCTTTCGTCCATTGATCGCAATGGTAGTAGTGGCGAGCCTCGCGCTGCTCGTTTAATTCATCGCGCTTGTTCGAGCGGTAGTCGGTATATCGACGCTTGAGCGTGCCAACGTCCAGATATTCCTCCGGCGCGGCTTGAAGCGGTGCCGCCGCGCTAGATGGATTTCCAGTCGTCGTCTGCAACATCAGGATCAATCTCTATGTAGTCGTCAACAGGCTCTTGCTTGGCCTTAGAGGGCCATTCGCCGCCAACAATCGTGTCTAGGAGCTGGCCGATCAGACCGATTGCATCGACCTGGTCGTCATGCTTGCCAGCCGGGAAGCTGAGTAGTTCTGAGCGGAAGTCCGCGAAGTAAGGCGCGTTCTGATCGACGTACAGGCTTTCCAGCGCCATGCGACCGCGAATGGATTGCGCTCGAATGCTCTTGTCGCCACGGGTCGGAAACTGAGTGCGCTTGCAGTACGCCTTACGTTCGCGCTGCCTTCGATCAATGAAAGGCCCTAGCGACGCTTTGATCTGCCCGGTTTCTTCCGCCCATTCGAGCGGCTTCCACTTGAGCACGAGGTTACAGAAAGCTTCGATCCACACATCTGAAGCTGCTTGAGCTCGCCACAGGTCGAGCAGGTACATGCGTCCGTCAGGATCAACCCCGACCACTGCATGGACCGTGTAGTCCCCTCCGTCTGCCGTTACAGCGTAGTCTGAGCCGCCATAAACCCGCATGGTCGAGCGGTCAGGAAGCTTGTCATACGATTTCAGCCAATCCGACTTGAAGTAATCGCCTTCTTCCGGTGCCGGTCGCTGCTGGTAAAGGGCGGACCACGTTCTGGCTGGCGTGGTCTTCTTCAGTTCGGCTAGTTGCTGGCCGTAGCCATATTCGCCATCGCCCCACAGAAACTCGCCGGGCTTTCTTCCGAGCGGATCGT